CTCGGTGATGATGGAACTTCCTCCGTGGTATACCGTAAACACGCAGGGACTCAAATTTCTCCCCGGTGTGCTTGGTGAGCATATGGCAACTACCGAAAACGTCTTTTATGCCGCCGAGCAGTTCTTCCTTTATCAAGGTGGTGTATTCCGTGAAATCTCCGAAATGGAGGCACAGCGTCTTGTTCAGGATAAGATGATTGCCCGCGAAATGAAAATGAATCAGATTGTGGATGCAACGCAGCAGTGGAAACTCCGTGTACAGAAGGATATCCGTGAGTTAAATCCCAATCCCTATATCATCAATGTCAAGAACGGTCTTTACAACGTCCTCGAAGATACGCTGATCGAGCATACCCCGGAATACTACTCTACGGTACAGCTCAATGTTACCTATGACAAGAAGGCAGATTGCCCCCGTTTCAAGAAGTTTCTCAAGGAATCTATGGGCGGTGATATGGAGCAAGTGGCTCTCATTCAGGAAATGCTCGGTTATTTCCTTATCCCCGTAAATTCCGCACAGAAATGCTTTGTTATCGTGGGAGTTGCCGGAGCGGGCAAATCTGTATTGCTCCGTGTACTTAACGACATTCTCCTCGGTAAGCAGAACGTGTCCAATGTTTCCTGGCAGGCGCTGAATGAACGCTTTAAGACCGCTGAACTCTTCGGCAAACTGGCGAATATCTTTGCTGACCTTCCTACGAAGTACATTGATGACAACGGTATCTTTAAGGCACTGGTCGGTGAAGACTATTTGACCGTTGAAAAGAAGAATAAGAATCCCTTTTCGTTTCAGTCCTGTGCAAGACTGCTGTTCTCTTGCAACAGCATCCCCAAAAACTACGGTGACCGTTCTGAAGGCTTTTACCGTAGACTCATTATTATGCGTTTCAATCACTCTGTACCCGCTGAAAAGCGTGACCCTGAACTCATCGACAAGTTCCGCATGGAAGCAGACGGCATTTTCCTCTTTGCTCTCGAAGGACTCAAGCGTCTTATGAAAAAGCAGTTTATGTTCTCCGAAACCGAGGTTAATAAGGCTGAACTTCAGCAGTATCGTGAAGACAGCGATTCCGTGCTTTCCTTTGTTCGTGAAAACTGCGAATTTAACGAGGAATACGAAGCCGGCTCTACCGAAATGTTCAACGCTTACAAGGGATACTGCGAAGAATGCGGTCTCAAGCCGTATTCACAGCGTATGTTTGTTCAGCAGCTCACTGCTTCTATGCCGAATGTGAAACGCGGTGTCGATGCACTTGGAAAAAGACGCATTTTGTCGGGTATTCGCTTGTGTGAAATGCTCGGCTGATTGGTTCGTGGGTCGTATTTCCAATAATACGGCTCACTGACCAATATCACTTTGACACATTTGACACTTTGACACCAAAAATCCTATTTTTATATATTTTTATTTTGAAAAAACACACTATTCCAATATATGCGAATATTTTCAAGATAAATTTTCTTGAAAATGTATTTTTAAGTGTCAGAAGTGTCAAAAGCCTTGAAAAATAAGGAGGTCGTTTGACAGATGAAGGAAAATGACATCGTTAAAGCCATACTGAAATACCTAAAAACCGTACCGCACTGTTTCTCTTGGAAGGAACACGGCGGTATGTACGGCACAGCCGGAATACCCGATATTATCGTATGTGTCAATGGCAGATTTGTCGCCTTTGAGGTTAAAACAGATACCGGGAAAACAACAGCTCTCCAGGATGCCACTATTCGCAAGATACACAAAGCCGGTGGAACGGCTGTGGTAGTAAGATCCGTGGATGAAGTCCGCAACATAATCGAAGGACTCAAATAAACAACGCTTACAACGCACCTACGCTTCAATGCCTCACTGTGAATATCACGTTGGAGGTACTGAATATGACCGCTAAAGAATTCCTTTCACAAGCCCGCTACCTCGATATGAGGATTAACAGCAAAGTCGAACAAATCGACTCCCTTAATGACCTTGCAACCAAATGCACCTCGACTTTAACCGGGATGCCACACAACCCTTCTCCGAGCACCTCCCTTATGGCAGATGCTGTTTGCAAGATTGTCGACCTTCAAGAAGAACTCGGCAGAGATGTCCAGGAACTGGTCGAACTCAAGCACCGAATCTCAACCCTTATAAAGTCCGTTCCTCATCACGAATTGCAAACGCTTCTGGAGAAACGCTACCTGTGTTTCCAGTCCTGGGAGCAAATTGCGGTGGATATGTGCCACACCATACACCACCTATACAAGCTCCATAATGAAGCACTTAATTTTTGTGATGAAAAACTGAAATTGGATACCTAAAGACATAGAATGATACCTACTTCTTATGGTATTATTATAATGGACAAAGAGAATAAGGACAGCCTTCGCGGGGACCTCCCTGCGGAGGCTTTTCTTATGCCCGACGAAAGGAGGAGATGTATGGGTTACCGTAAGGTTGGCTATCTTGAACAGCTATAGTACATCCTCAAATACAAGTTGGGAGAACTGTTCCGTAGGAGGTGAAAGAATGCCGAAGAAACCCAAGCGACCGTGTTCTTACCCCGGCTGCCCCAAGCTCACCGATGGTAGGTTCTGTGAAGAACACACCAAGGCGGAAGCTAAACGCTACGAGATGTACGACCGTGACCCTGCAGTACGCAAACGCTACGGCCGTGCCTGGAAACGTATCCGCGACAGCTATGTGGAACAGCACCCGCTGTGTGAACAGTGTGAAGCTAACGGCTTGCTCGTACCGACCGCAGAGGTTCATCATAAAAAACCTTTATCGGAAGGTGGTACACATAGCCGAGACAATTTGATTGCTCTTTGCAAAGCCTGTCACGCAAAAATTCACGCAGACCGCGGTGACCGCTGGCACGACCGCTGACCCGGTGGGGGTATCAAAATCTCTACGACTAAACAATCGTGCAACGGGCGTGGGGTGTCGTGTTGAAAAACCGGAAATCAAACGGGGTATTAACCCCAGGAGGTGATTTTATGGCAAAAGACGGAACTGCACGAGGTGGTTCCAGGGTTGGTTCCGGTAGAAAACCCAAGGCTCTTGTGGATAAAATTGCCGATGGAAGACTCGATGGTGCGATGGTTTTACCCACACCTACAGAAATAGAAGGTGTAGAAGTTCCGCCTATTAAGGAGTATTTGAAGGCAAAACAGAAAAGTGGCAAAGACCTCTGTGCCGAAGAGGTCTATCGTGATACCTATGCGTGGTTAAAAGCTCGTGGCTGCGAACGGTTAGTAAACAACCAGCTTATCGAGCAATATGCAATGAGTGTCAGCCGTTGGATTCAATGTGAGGAATGTATCTCCGAATATGGTTTCCTTGCAAAGCATCCTACCACCGGAAATGCAATCGCATCTCCGTATGTCGCAATGAGCCAGACCTATATGAAACAGGTCAACCAGGTTTGGTATCAAATCTACCAAATCGTAAAAGAAAACTGTGCTGTGGAGTATGGCGGCACATCTCCGCAGGATGATCTCATGGAGCGGTTGCTCTCCGCTCGGAAAGGAAACTAATATGTTTGAAAAAGTAAACCCTGCCCACCCCGACAAGGTGGCAGACAGAATTGCCGGAGCCATTGTTGACCTGGCATACACTGTCGAAGAAAACCCCAAGGTGGCTGTCGAGGTTCTTATTGGACACGGCACCTGCCACGCAATCATCGAAACAACCGCTGCCATCGATAAAGTGGATGTAGCAAAAGCTATCCACCGTATCGGTGGCAATCTTATGTGTAACATCGTTGTCGTTCCCCAGGATACACACCTTGCCCGTAACCAGGCTGACAGCATTCGCTGCGGTGATAACGGCATCTTCAAAGGAATGCCCATCACCAAAGAGCAGAACGAGCTGTCTGTTTTTGCGAGAGATCTTTTTGAAAAGTATCCCTTTGATGGCAAGTTTATCTTAAACAAGGACAGGCTTATTATCTGCCAGAGTAACGCTAACAAGGATGATCTTCAGCGTGCCTTCCCAAATGCTGAGGTTAATCCGCTTGGTGATTGGACTGGCGGTACAGATGTTGATACCGGCGCTACGAACAGAAAACTTGGTAGTGATATGGCCGACTCTGTTACCGGCGGTGGCCTTCACGGCAAAGACCTCTCCAAAGCAGATGTCAGCGTAAACATTTACGCTTGGCTGCTTGCTCAGCATTACAACGCTCCCGTTGAATTTTGTTGTGCTATCGGTGATGAGACCGTTGGCGGTGTTCCTTATTCCGACATCGTGGAAACTGCAAGAAACTACATCAATTCTCTCGGCGGCTTCGAGAAGTTTGCGGAATGGGGGTTGGTTTAATGCTTATTGAAAACAAGAAACTGACCGACCTTATTCCTGCAGACTATAA